TGGCTACTGTGCTATTAACGAATTGATAAGCATTAGCAGTTTTATCTGTCCATTGGGATACAACAGTTCCAGATGAATAAGTAAATGTTGAAGCATCGGAAGCATCAAGCCATAAGGTCGCACCTGCTACTGGAAGTGTTGGAGCAGTAGTAGCTACTCCAAAAAGCCCTGCTGTGATTGCTCCAATCACTAGCCGATTGCTCCTGCGACATACCAAACATCTGTTGCAGTCTTAATGCAGACTGCTGTCTTGTACTGAGCCAAGGTTGGAGAAGCTGCAACTGCACCTGCTGAAAGAACTGTTGTTGTGCCTGAAGTGACTGCCGAGATTGTGCAGAGTCCAGCGCCCTTGTTTAAAATTGTTATGGCGGTACCCACGGGATAAGCCACGCTGGCATTGGTAGGCAGCTTGAACGCCACGGCTGTTGCCTTGTTCATAGGCACTAGGACTTGGTACTGATCGTCGAGGACTGCTGTGTAATCTGCTGTCGCGTCTGCATCGACGGTAAAGGTCACTAAGCCATTGAATATAGGCGCTGTGAGGATATCGCCTGTAGTTGTTGGGAAGCCTGTTGCCATCTGTGTATCTCCTAGTAAGTCATTGCACTCACGCCAATTATACCGCGTTCTGTGCTTCCTATGATGAACCCATCGACGATAGGCTCAAGTGTTGTAACTGTAACGCTCATGCTGTTAGGGCTGATATTCCACGATAGACCTTGGCATTGCAGGGTCTTAACGATGGTAGAGCCGTCTGGCTGGATATTGCTAATTCTTAGATTGTCAAAGTAATCTAAGCCAATCATTGTGTCAGTTGGTACTGCTGGGTCTAGTAGATCAACAAGCATCTGGTCAATGCGGATTGTTGTTTCAGCTCTAGTGGCTACATAGGTGGCAGCGATATTGAGGGCATTGGCATCGGTATCGATAACCAAGTCCTGTGCGCTGTACTGGTGAGGGAAGTAACGGGCAATGCTGTCTGTGTTCTGTGCAAACTGGGCTGTGCCGCCAACGCGGGTCATCTGTGCCTGATTGATGATGAGCTTGTCATCGAAGGCAAACACTAGGTTCTTGTAAGGGATATCGCCGGTCTGGTTAAACTCAATAGGAGTTCCAGAGATAGATGAGGCAACCTCGTTACGAGACCTAAACACGGCTGTGCCAGAGCCATTGATAAAGAACGCGCCCTGCTCTGAGAACTCTGCGTTCTTAACTGCTGCAAGGCTTGTGCGTAGCGTTGCAGGGTCAGCGATACATTGAGATTGTCCAGTAGCGATTGTGCGCATATTGGAAGGGAAGCCAACCTGATCTAGTATCTTGCCTATGCGTGTGCCGGTTGTCTGCCCTGCTCCTGAGTCTGCAACGGTTAAGACTTGGGCTAAGTTAAAGAGACGGAAGGCATCAGCGACATAGATATCGACATAACCCATCTGCTCTGCTTGGTCATAGGTATATCGGTACTCAGTTGTATAACCTGAAAATAAAAACTCTTGGGTGGTGTCTGTTGTAGCTGCGATACGCACCTTGCGCAAAGGCACTAGATAGCCGAAGTAAGGGCTGGCTGTGTTCTGTGGGTTGAAGTAAGACTCTGGGTCAATAATGCGTACCACGGCTGTACCAGCGATGTATTGGTCTGCTTGGATATCTCTGCCGCGGTTAATAGTGATGTTACGGACTTGAGGAGTTAGATCAACAATCGGAACTGGAACAGTAGATGAGCCGAGTGTGCCAGTACCTAGAACGCCGTACTTAGCATCGCCAATAGTAAACGGGTAGCCGAAAGTCGCACCTGACGAGAAGTCAAAGGATACGGATATTTCAGCAGGTAAAGCCATCAGAGACCAAAGCCGCCTGAAGTTCTATTAATGTTTGAGGTAATGCCAGACATCGAAGTATCTTGGAGTGATGTGGCTACTGCCTTGCCGTCAATCTGCACAACGACTGGGCGGTTCAAAGCTGCAACAGCCATAGCCCACGGAGTGCCTGAGCCGAACTGTGACTCTCTACTTCCACCCCTTGAAGGGTCTGCAACTGAATAAGCAAAGCCGCTTGCGTTAGTTGCGTTAGTTGCAACTGAAGGAGTAACTGGAATAATTGGAACGCCACCGCCGCCAGCGCCACCACCAATAGCAATTTTCTGTGCCTTAGCTGCAAGCATGTCTAGGTAGGCTTCCCATGAGGCAAACGGGTTCTTAGCATCTGGAAGGCTTGCCAAGTATCCTGCGAGCTTCTCGCCTAAGCCTTGAGCCTTGGCTAACTCGTAAGTAAGCTTCTGTGCTTCTGAGGTATTGCCTACTAGCAAAGCAAACTGGAGTTCAACGCGTTTACGATCTTCATCAGATAACTTACCCTTAAGGGCAGCAATAAGTTGAACTTGCTCTAAATCAAAGATTGAGCCAGCCTTCTTAAGAGCGTTCTGCTTCTTCTGCTCGTCGGTCAAAGCCTTCTGAGACTTGACCTGCTTAGTCTGCAAAGCTGCTAGTTCCTTGGCTCGCTTAGTTGCTGCCGCTTCTGCTGTGCGCTGCTGTGCTGTGCGTTGCGCTGTACCTGCTGGTGATGCAGATCGATTAGTTGTCGGCTGTGCGCCTTGTCGCATAACATCAACATCGCCGCCGGCTAGAAAGTTTGTGTAGCCTTTACGGAACTTCTCGACAAGTCCGATAGCAGTACCCAATACTTTTATTACATTGCTTGTAGCTGTTGCAATGTTGGTAATTGCTTTCGCTGCGTCGCTTGCTTCTGTGCCGCCGCCTACGCGAGCAAAGGCATCAATCAAGCCTTCTCCGATAATCTCCTGTGCGTTGCCGGCTGCGACTGAGAGAACTTCCATCTTGTAAGAGGTCGTTGTTAAATAGTCTTGAGCCTGACCAGCAGACTTAGCAAGCAGTACACCCAAGATTTCATTGAATGACTTGGTTGTAATTTCTGCTCTTGTTAATCCTGAATTGTACTTAATTAAGCCTCTAGTAATACCTACATAACCCTTGCCTAAGTCGGTTGCGACTGTAGCTAAATCTACTCCACTTGCTCGGCTAATCTGAATAGCATTATTGAGAAGCTCTTGAGACTTAGTTAGTGATCCGGTTGTTGTCAGTAATGATTGAAAAGCTGGTCTGAGAATGTCATCGGCAATAGCCGCGCTCTGTTCTAAGTCAGCAATGAAGGTCGTGACCTTAGCCTGTGAGAATGAAAGCCCAAGGTTATCTACTGCTCCAGCAAGTCTGCGAGCTGCTGCCTCGTCTGCTGCAAAAGCCTTAACTGCTGCCTTGCCGTAGGCTGTCATAGCGGCAGCGCCAAGTGTTAAGCCTAGAGTTCTGCCTAGTTTCTTAACTGTGCTGTTGAGCTTATTGACGCCCTTGTCAGCCTTATTGAGTCCTGTTGAGTCAAGAGTGGTGGCAATGCGAATCGCTAGATCTGTCATACCTGCCATTAGTCTTTGCTCCTTGCTCTAAATGTCTTGTTGCCCGCGCCCTTGGTTAAGACTACAACTGTGTTATTAGCAGACTGAATAGCCTTGACTACTGCTGCTGTGGTTCTGCCCTGATCCTCAGCCCATGCTCTAAACATAAGGCGACCCTTAGTCTTGCGGGTTCTACGACCTGCGCTATTAGATTGCTGGCTATCAACTAAAGGCGGCAAGGCATCGATGAACTGCCGACCTGCATACGGATTAGCAGACTTGTTAAACTCTTTGCCACCAGCTCGCTCAGTAATGAACTTGCCATTGCGGTATTTCTTAACCGGCTGAGTAGGTGGTAATCCTTGCGGAGTCTTGCGACCTGCTGTCTCATAGATAGCACCCGGAGCAGACTTGTTGAAAATTGTTGCAAGGCTTCTAAAGCCGCGCTTGTTTGGCTTGGTAGGAGTAGCTGAGTAACCCAAGCCGCGCTTCATGATGCCCTGATTAAAGGCTCGATACTCCCACTCACCAACAGGGTTAGCCCACCCGCTTAAAGGCGAGCTAGAAGGCACGAAACCACGCGCTCGACTAACAACCTTGCGCAAGTTAAGCGCAATCTCTTTCTGAGTCTCCTTGGCTAAATCAGGAGTGTATTGGCGCATTGCTTTTCTAAGAGCTACGGCGTTGTCTAGTTCGACTGGCATCGCTTCGCTCCTTCGCTATGTCCTTGAGGACTTCAATATGTGCCTTAAACGCTATCGCCGGAAGTTCAACAATAGTTTGAAACGGAACTCCAAACTCGTAACTAAGCCTAGCTGCGAGATAGGTGAGAGAGTTCCGATCTACCCTAAAGGGTCAGACTCTAAGACCTCAACTGACTTCAAGGTCTCTAAGAACTGTTCCCCAAAGGGTTTGACCGTTTCACCTGAACGACGGATTGCTTCCCAGCACAACCAATAAACATCAGATTGCTTCTGATCCTCAATGAGTGCCTTGTGAAAGCCCTTCTTGGCATACTGTTCAAAGCTATATTCCAGTAGTGGGGTTATCTCAAACTCCTGTACTGAATTATCTGCCCTTGTAACTTTTAACTTTGCCATAGCCCTTGTCTCCTTTTATGCGCCGGTTGTTACGGCGATTGTACCGGATACGTTGAATGTAAGGCTCTGCATTGCGATGTCAGTTACAGAACCGTTAATGTCGGTTGTGTTGTTAATAAGGCATGTCATTGTGTAAAGAGGGTTAGTTGCTGAGGCAACCGCAGAAGTCTGCTTGACTGTTACTGTTGTGTTAGTTCCCCATACAGCCTGAAGTGTCTGTAGAACCTCTGATGTAGCTGTGTCGTTTAGCAGGTCGATAGTGATTGATGAAGCCTCAAGACCCTTCACGAACTTGTGACCAGAATCTCCCATAGCGGTGACTTCGAGCTCGTCGAATGAACGGTTGATTGTGACTGCTGTGACGTGGTCTGAGAGATCAACTGAATTGATTGTCAGTACAACGCCGTTATTTAAGAATACTGCCATTTCAGTTATTCCTCATCTTTCTTAGTAGTTGGTTTTGGTGCTGGTGCTGCTGGTGGAACTTGACCGATTTTGATTAGAAAGTCGGCTTGCTCCTTTGTCCAATCGCTCATCGATTAGCTCCATTCCGTTAGGGTACTGATTGCAATATCGCAACTCAGTAAATCTCCGGAAGCGATAGTTAGAACGCTAGGTGCGCTCACGCTTCCCACGTTAAATACAATGCTGGAAGCTTCGAGAAGCTGAAACACTCTTAAGATGTCGGTCTCGATTCCAGCAAGGTTGCCCTCGTTGTCTAGCAACGGGACAAGGATAGTAATTGTAAAATTAGCCATAGGCGCAATTGATGTGTAATCGTTATTGCTTGGAACGATGTAAGGATCAGCAGGGGTGACGATTACTGAGTTAGCAATAGGCGTGGCAGGTGGGAACGCAAATACTGAATACTTAGTGTTATCGGCTAGAGCCGCCGCAATGCTAGATCGTAGGGTGGTTATCGCTGGCATTAGCCCACCATAGAACGCGGGTCAAGATATGGTGCAAGTAAGCCACGAACGCGAGCGATGAGCTGTGATGACATTGCGTACATGCTGCCAATTGAGCCGTCTGGGTTCATGCCGTTGCCTGAGTTGGTCTGACGAGATGTCCAGATTGATACGCAGACCATAAGGCTGGCTTCCTGTACTGCTGGCTCGGTTGAATAATCTTTGTAAGTAGTTGCCGCTACCTGACCATAAGGGTAAATCG